ACGGTTGCCCATAGCGTAGAACCCGCTCTTGTCGCCGTTCTCTTCATTCTCGGCGCGCACCCGTTTCTCTACTGGCCCCATGTACTTGGTGCGCTCTTGTTCGATAATCGCCTTGGCATCGGCGGGACTTCCCGCCAACGGGACAAGGCCACTCATGTACGGGTCTTGTGCATTCCCTGTAGGCCGCATGGGAACGCCAAAGGCATTGTCAAGGGTCGGTGCTATTAGTCTGTAGCTTCCTTCGCTCTCGCCCGTTCTGGTGGTGCGTAGGAAGGTGCCGGACTGGATAGCCACCCATTCGGGGTCACTGATTAACTCGGTAACTCTGGCCTCTAACTCGGCTTCGTAGTTGGCCTTGGCCTCATCATAGGCTTTGTATTCTTCCCGGCTTTTGCCCTTGCCGGGGCTGGTGGGCTTCTCGTCGGCTAGTTCATCAAGCGCTTGATAGTAGGCGGCGGTGCGTACCTTCTCGCGTACCTCTTCCGGTGCATAGCCAGTGTAGCGCGGCTTGCTACCGTCACCTTCGAACGGTTGTGCGCTGGGGTATTTGTTATCCAAGTACGCGGTAATCACATCGGCAAAGAACGGGTACTTAAAATCACCCGTAGGCTGTACATCCTGGTCGCCATACTTGCCGATGACATACTGCGCCTTAAACTCGTTAATCTCCCCGTTGGTGGGCGTCTCTTTCTGCGCCAGTATCCACGCATCGGTGGCGCTCATCAGGTCTTGGTTGACGGTTTCCTTTTCCCGCTTCTTCAATTCGTTGACAAGCATCACGCCGGGGGCATCGCGCGTGGGGTCAGACACGGCGTTTTTACTCCAACCCAGCATAGCATCCTCTTTGGATACTTGGCTTGCTAGGTAGGAGCCGTAGGGGTTGCCGGGGCCATACTGGTTGTTGTAGTAGTCCTGCCCTGCTCCCCGCCAAATGGCTTCCGCCTGATCGTAGGGCTTGGCATTGACACCCGTTAGCCATGCGCTTACAGCCGGCCATTGGTCATCGCCTGCCGCTCGTTGTAGGGCGGTGTTGACAATGGCTTGCATGTGCGGTTGGTTAAGCTGCTGTTGCTCCGGCAACATGGCTTCCCCGGTCGTCATCTGCCGTATGTACTGGTGCGCCCACATCGCTTCGTCATTCGTAATCTCCCCTTTGACGGCCATGTTATTAAGCACCCGCGCCGCCGTGTTATCAAGAAATGATGTCCAAGCCCAGGTGGGCGCGTTAGCCCCCATAAACTTGACCACAAGGTCGGCGGCAATCCGTGTTTGTGGGGTATAGTTGACAGGGTAAATGTCCTCCGTGTTACCCTCCCATAGCTTCAACACGGCGTCATTCCAAGGGAATGGGTTCAGGTTGGCAGACCGTAGCGTCTCCATCGCAAAGCCTAACGCACTGTTGGCGCTCTCTGGGTCGGCATAGTCGTTGTGGGTGAAGAGTCCAAACGCTTGCCAGTATTTGGAGGGAAGCAAGCGCAGATAGACAACGTTGCCATCGCCCAGGTCTACGGGAATGCCGCCTTCATACCGTTGCGGGTCGTCGCGCTGCTCTTGCATGTCACGTATGCCTTGCTCGGCCTGCATGACGCGCCGCCAAATATGCGGTTGAAACAGCGCACGCTCCGCAGAGTTCCAACCGGTGCGCGTACCCCAGAACCCATAAGGCATCCACAGGCCCATAATTTCGTCAAGGCGGGTTTCGTTGATAAAGTCAATGAGCGTAAAGCCGCGCATCTTATTCCCGTATTCGCTGGCAATGTATTTGGCATTGTCCCAAGCGGGCAACACCTTCCGACGAAACTCATCCAAGGCACGTAGGCTCTGGCCCTGGCCTAAACCCCTGGCGGGTTTTAGAATTTCATCCAGGTTGTTAAGGGTGTATTGTAAGATGTTGTCAATCTGCTGTTTGGCAAAAGCCGCACCTTGCGCAATGTCAGGCGCCGCCGCCGCAACTGGCGGTGTCTTCAACGCTTGCGCCTTCTTCACACCTGGCGACAAGTCCAGCCCCTTACCCACATTTTCCCGCGCCCACTTCTCGTAATCAAAGAGGGGGACGGTGCTTTCCAGGGTGCGCGTGTTGGCGGCGCGACGGCGCAACGCATCCGCCGCCGCTTCGATCTGGTCAGGCGTCAAGTCTTCCAGGCGGTTGGCCTTAATCTTTAAGTCCTTGTTGATGGTGTTGAGTAAGCGCTTGTTGATGGGCTTGCCCGCTTCGCTGGCCGTCTGAATGCCCGCCTCATCTGCCAACCGGCGTAGGTCGTTAAGGGTGAGGGGGGCGGATTGTGCCGGCGTTGTGCGCACTTCTACCGCGGTTGTTGGCGGCTCGGTGGCGGTAAAGCGCGTGTAGCCCTCCACGGCGGCGGGTTGCGTGCTGGGTGTAAAGGCGGGCGGGCGACGCGCTGGCAACTTGCCTGCGGTTTTAGCCGCATCCCCTTGCAAAACTTGGATGCCCCGTTGCTGGAATGCTTGCACCTGTTGCGGGGTAAGCACGCTCTTTTCGTCCAACACATAGGCTACATCATCCAGGGCTACACCCCCCTGCACTTGCGCTTCTACGTAGCCCACCCCGCTATAAACAAACTCTTTGGCGTCACCCGTGCGCGCATAGTCCACAAGGTTAGACACCTCATGGTCTGCCGCCAAGATGTTGGGGTTGTCGATGGGAGCGCCAACAAGGTTGCCCTGTCTAAAATTGTCCATTGTATCGCCCGCGCCGATGGTGGTACGCGAGCGCACCTTGTCGTCCAGAATGAAAGTAATGTCACCATAACCGCGCTGTGTTAGGCTGCGTGTCTCTGGTGAAAAATTCATATAGCCATAGATCGGGCGCTGCGCGGCGGGCAAGTCTTCGGGAATGCCTAGCCCTTTCCACTCGGCTTCGGCGCGCCAAGCCTTGTTCGTGGTTGCCCCGCTGGTGCCGGTTTCAAACTGCGTCTTTAGTCGGCCATCACTGAGAATGCTATCAATCACATTCTTTGGCACGGCTACTGCAATATCGCTTTGTGCAATCTGGGTAAGCGCCTGCTGCACGTATTGCTCTACTTGTTGCGGGGTAAGCTTGTTGCGTTGGGCGCTACGTTCGATGGCCTTCTGCACAGAGGCGCGCACCTGTTCTACTTGCTGGGGGCTGGGCTGGTATAGCTGAGGTGTTGCCGGTTGTTGTACGGCTTGCGCCGGCGTTTGTCGGCGCACCTGGCCCAAATCGTAATACTGTTGTAACAATCGGTTAACATCATCCTGGTTGTTAATTTCAATCCCGGCAATGGTTTTGCCGTACAGGTCAGCGAACTTGTTTTCTGGTACGTTGGCAATCCCTCCACGTACGTACAGGCCAACCGCGCTGTCAAGCTTGAGGTAACCATTCTCTCCCTTGGCTACCCTGTCCCATTCGGTGCGCAAGGTGTTGCGGGCTTCCTTGGCCGCGTCAATGCTGGCCTGCGCCCGTTCGGCTAACAACGCACCCCGTTCTACTTCGGGGTCAGGGGCAACCAAACGCATAGACGGAACCTGTACCGGCTCATTAAGCAAGCGCTGTAACTCCGGTTCAATAATTTCTGTCTCGGCGTAGGGACTGGGCGCGCTGTCAATGTCAGGGCCGTCAATAATTCGCTGGGCTTCCGGTGCGAACGGCTCGGCGCTGGCAATGTTGTCCAACTCCAATTGCGTTTGCGCTTCGATCTCTTCCGGCGTTACGCCGGTGTAGCGGTCTTTCAACTCCTGCGGAACCATGTTATCAGGTACAGTGGTCACGGTGCCGTCTTCCCGCCTCACCGACCACTCCGTTACCCAGCGCCAGGTAACGGTCTTCTCTGGCCCCAGGCGCGATGTTTGCTGTACCGTGCGCTGCTCCGGGCGTAATAGCTCTACCGTCCCATCTGGCCCCGCATCAAAGCGTAGGCCGGTGGTGGCCTCACTCGCCAACCCCTCGCGCACAATGTTGCGCTCGGCCAACCCCCATACGTCCCGCTCATAGGCGCGCAACTGTCGCCAAGTCTCATTGCGAATACTGAAATACTCTTCCCACTTGCCGGACTTGAAAGTGTTCTCTAACACCTTATCCAAGTAGGCGCGCGCCTTGGCTCCCGCCAGTTGCATGTCATGCTCGGCGGAAATGATGTGATCCATAGCGTCTACTTGGGTAAAGCGGCGCGCCGCCGCATAGGTGCGCGCAATGGCCTTGTCGGTGATCTGGCGGCCCGCCTCTATCACTTGCGCCAGCCGTTGGTCATACGTCCCGCTCTGCGGTTCCAGGCGTAGCGTTTCCCACAACTTGGCCTCGTTGGTCTGCGCCGTGCGTTCCAACTGTCGCCATACATCAAACTGCGGGGTAAAGGGTTGGCCGCTGGCAATGGCGGTTGTCGCCTGCTCTAGCAGGTTGTTGACGCTGGTGTTGCGCTCATCCCATAGTCGGCGCGCTTCCGTCCAATACTGCTGCCATGCCGCTTGCCTTGCCGCTCCCTTCGGCGTTTGGCCTACCTTCTCGGCCAACTCTGTCAGTTGCGCACGCACGTTGGCGGTGAGGTCTGTCACCTGTCCCCAAATGTTGTAAAGGGCATAGCGGTTGGCGGGGTCTTTGGCCTCTGCTACCAACTGCATGAGCGTTGCCTGTCGCCGCTGAATGTCCTGTAGTTGGGTAGACGCGCTCTTGACCCAAGCGTTGGCCTCGTCTACCGGGACGTTGCCATACTTGGTGGCGACCTTGGCTGTCTGCGTTAGGTCGGCGGTGTCCTCGGCCACTTCCTGGCGCATCCAGACATGGCGCTGCGGCTCCGTCGCGGCGGTGGCAATGAGGTTATCCCAATACTTGGCGGCCTTGTCTGCCCAAGCTTGTAGCTGGGTGGTGGCCGTCGCCTTGTCGGGAGCGGTGCGAATGATGGTGTAGAAGTCTTCTAATACTGTTTCCGGGATAGCGCCCAACCATTGCGGGTTTACATCGCCCAGAGAGAACACGCGGGAGTTGCCCGTCATGAGCCGCGCCCACTCTTCCGCCAGGTTGCCCCCGCTCATGCCCACTTCAAAGAGGTGGTTAGTAATCCGCCGAATCTCGCGCGGTTGCACAATGCCCAGGTTGTTGAGAATAGGCGTAAGTGTTTGCTGTAGTAGCGGCTTGCCCGCTTTGCGCAAGGCGTGTTGGGCGGACGCGTGCCAAACCCGCTCCCCAACCGATTCATCGATCTGGCTGTAGGCGTTACGCAGGGCGCCCAGAATGCCCCGCCCGCCCATCGTTTGGTTTGCAAAGCCCTGCGCTGTATCCGCACCCTCTAAGCCGCGTAGGGTTGGGTCAACGCCCCATAGCTTGGCTTTCCATCCACGCATAGCGGCGCGGCTTTCGGTGCTGAATACCCCGTCAACGTTGGCCCCCAGCACACCGCTTATGCCGTTGGTGACAAAGGTGCCGGGGTTGCCGATAATGAACGGGATAGACACAATCTTGCGCATGGTTGACCCAATGGCCTTAATGGCGCTTTGGGGGGCGCTCACCTGTCCGCCCTTAAAGCTATTCTGTAACTTGCGGGCGTCGGCTATCAACATCGGATCGGACTGGCCGATCACTTTCTTGGCGCTGTCCACATACTCTACAACATACTGCCCACCCGTCACCGCGCGCAACCGTGTCGTCTTCGTGCCGGTGGGAATGCTGCTGGCCTCGTCCGCCACGTTGTAAAAGCGGTAGCCCGCTTGCTTCATGGCGTCGGTAAACTCTACCATAAAGTCAACTTTGTTGAGGATAGGCCCGCCCTGTAGCGCCTTGCTGTTCTGCAAGAAGTCCTGCGCGGCCTGCTGGTAAATGCGTAGCGGCTCTTTCAAGTTCTGCAAGTTCATATTGCCAAACTTAATCAGCCCATCTTGGCCGGCGCGTGCCAACATGCCCGCGCTCTGGTAGACGTTGGCCTGAATCCCCGTCAATAGCTTGGTGGGGTCGGTCGCCAACTGGTTTAGGAGCAGGCGCGCATCTTGGGGCGTTTCCACCTCGCTTAACAGGTTGGTGACAAAGCGTTGCATCTTGTCGGCGGCGATGTTGGCGCGGGCGTTGCCCGTTGTCCACAGATTCCAAAACTTGTTGTAGGTGCTACGCTCGGCCATGATTGCGGCCTGGTTCGCCGGATTGACGATCATCGACTGTAGCGCCTTGACCGCTTGCTCCTGCGGTGTCAACACTTGGTTGGCTACCGTGTTCAGACGGCGCGCTTTGGGCGTCAGTTCTAGCACAGATAACACCCCGCCCAGGAGGTCGGTTACATCGGGTAGCAAAATCTCCGTGAGCAACTGGCGGCCAATGTTGGTGTTCTCATTGACAATTTGGATCGGGTGCGTGCTTTGGAGCCGCTGGGCTTCATACCCCTTTTGCGCCGCCTGATACCATAGTTCCTGCCGTACATCCTCATTGACTTCGTTGGCGCCCGCCTGGAAGAGCCGTTGCGCTTCGGCGTTAAGTTTGTCCACGGTGGCCGGTTGGTCTACCAGTGCATCAAAGGTATTCGTCAAGCTCTGTAACCCGCCAAAGGTGTTCAGGTACGCCCGCTCCTGCTGTCGGCGCAACTGGTCAGGGGTCAGCGTGGCGCGCTGCTGGGCGGTCGGGGTAACAGCCTGCTTGTACTGGCCTACGGTGTTCTGCACCGCGGTTAGCCAGTCCCCAAACGCGTTGTACTCTTTGTTCGCGCCAGTGAAGACACCCATCGGATCACGCGCGAAGGATTGAAAATTCTTCCCCGCTTCATCTACCGCACTGGCGATAAAGGCCGACGGGGGAAGGTTGCCGGGGAGATAGGGTTGGTTGTAAGCCAAATCCGCCCCCGCCTGTAAGCCGCTCAGGGCGTTAAAAGCTGCATCCTTTGTCCAGCGGGTAGGGGAAGAAATGTCAGATAAGTTGCTGAGTAAGCTTGCCCCCACTGCCCCCACTGCCCCAGCCAAGCCGCCCCCCCACGTAAACTGTTGCACAGCGGCGGGCGCGGTATCCGTGAGGTTTTGCCCTACGTTACGAATCCACTGCCCCCACGATTGCCCTAATACGTCTTCCCGCTCTCGCCGCCGTTGGGCGATGTCCTGTTGCGCGCGCTCGACCGCTGCCGTATCCGCTACGGTTCCCCATAGCCCTTGCATACCATAGCGCGCCAGTTGCGCCGCCTCGTCCCAACTGTCCGGCATCATGTCCCAGGCGGCGCGGGCGACGGGCAAGACGGGGGACGCCATCGCAACCGGCGGCTGTCCTGGCGTGCGTAGCGGTGCAACGGGTGCGTCACGCTGGGTATAAAACTCGTCATCGGCTGGCCCACGGTAGGCAGGTAGACGCGGCGCAATGGGGCTTCTCGCCGTCTGCCCGCCGACTGTCCCCGATTGTTGCACGGCGCTTGGCCCAGTGTTGGGGCGCTGGCCTACGCTCACCTCTACCCGTTGCGGCCCCACATCATAGCCACGAAAAACGGGTTGCTGGATTTCCTGTCGCCAACGGTTGGGCGGCTCGGTGTTGGTGTAGCGTTCTTCGTCGGCGGGCTGCGTTGTGTTGCGCTTAAGCTTGGGCGCGGCGGGCGGCTTATAGGTGGGCTTGGTGCTGGTGTAGTATTGCTCGTCTCTGGGAACGGTGGTCGGGCGGCGCGGCAACCCACCCGGCGCGGTGGTGGGCGTGACTACGTTGCTTGACGGGCGACGCGTCGATGTGGGCCGATTGTTGGTCGGCGTGTTGCTGGTATAGTACGCTTCGTCACGCGGCTGCGTACTGCCCCGCGTGGAAGTCTGCCCGAAGAACGCCAAGATGGCTTGCGTATCGTTGCGGTTAAAGGTGGGCATCTATCCCCCGGTTAGGCTCTGCGCATCCAACGGGCGTTAGGCGCCTGGTTGCGGCCTGTCGCCTGCAAGATGGCCTGTTGGCGTTGCGCTTCTAGTTGCTGGGCGGTTTGCCAGCGGGCAAGGGCGTCACGGCTGGCTAACTCTTCCCGGCTAAAGCCCAACTGCTGGGCCAACTGGTCGCGGCGGAATGCCTCATCTTGCCCCGCTTGCAACTCCGCTAAGGCCAGCTGGCGTTGCTCATTGCTCAAGCGCCCCTCATTGTACGCCTGTTCAATCGCCATCTGCTGGCGCTGTAGGTCGCCCGTCTGCGCTAGTTGCCGATTGGCTAAGTCCTGGCTGAACATATCATTTTCCCGCTGCCAACCAAATTGATCGTTCCACTGGCGGGCGGCCTCTTGTGCTTGCCATTCGGCCATCTGCTGCTGACGGGTCGCCAAGTCCTGATTGAACCTATCCCCCTGTTGCGTCCACCCAAACTGTTCATTCCATCTACGCTGCGCCTCATTAAAATCGTTGGCGTATTGCATGGCGTTCTGCTGGTATTGCTGGTAAGGCAACATGGCAGACAGGTATTGTCCGTATTGGTCGCGCAAGGCTTGGGTATTCCAGCCCGCCGGGGTTGTCGGTACACCCGCATTCCAAGGGGTATAGGTCTGCGGCTGGCCCTGGTTAAGTGGCTGGGTCGTCGGCTGGTAGGGTGTCCAGTTGCTCGGCGGTTGGTAGGGCGTCGGCTGGTAGGTGCTAGTAGGGTTGTATGGCCCTGTCCCTGGCTCGCGCATGGTCGGTTCCCCCGCCTGGTATGTGGGCGTGTTGGTCGGTGCCGGTCGCTGGTAGGGTTGCCCGCCCCCGCGCCCTTGGCCCCAAGGGTTGTTGCGCGCCTGGTTGCTGGCGGTTGGCCCATAGCCGCCCATGCCCTGGCCGGCGCGGTTCTGGCCTGCGGTGCGCAGGTTGTTGCTGTACGGGCGATTCATGCCCATGTCGGTCGAATACTCGTTTGGGTTGTAGGTTGGCATCTTACACTCCTGGCGGTAGGCCGCCACCCGCTAAGGCCATCATTTCGTCAACCGGCGCCATCTCCTGGCCGGTCATCCCCGCAAATAAGGCGGGATTCATGGCAGGGTCAAGGCCCATTGCTTCGGCCCCGCCCATCTGGCCCTGCATCTCTGGCGGAATGCCCCCACCCATCGGCCCCGTCAGCATGGCCGGTGGCTGCGTAGGTGGGGCGCTGGGCATCATCGGCGGCGGTGGCCCCATATCTGGCCCCATCGGAGGAACTGGCCCCATTCCTGGCGCTTCTGGTGGCTCTGGTTCAAAGCCGGGGGGCAGGGGAATACCCAACTCAATGGCGGCATCGGTCGCCAACTGGCGCGCCGTCGCTTCAAACTCGGTGCCTTTCAAGTAAATCCACCACGCTTCGGGGAAGCGCTTCATGTACTGTAGGACGCTCATCTTTTTCATAATGTCGGGGTGCTTTTCCGTCTGTTCTGACAGGATTCTGTCTTGCTCATCACTGGGAACGGTAATTTTCAGGTACTTGTCGTGGAAGGTTTGGCGCGACAACAGACCACTATCGACCATCCGAATACCCAACGTCTGCAAAGCCATGTCATCGCTCGGCAAATTGAGCTTAAGCTGCACCATGTTCTCGTAATAGCCCTGTATGTCGTCTTTGTAGAGACAGCATTTGTACAGTTTGTTGTCCCGTTCGTCCCGCCCGAACAGTTCAACGCCCTGATTGTCCTCGTCAAACGCTTCTACCAGCCCCAACACCAGTTCATTCAGCCACGTAAGGCCCAACTCTAAGCTTTCGCGCACCGCATTTACGCGCCCGCTGGCTGCTTGGCTCAAGATGTTGACCCCATACCCCGCTTGCATCCCGCCACTGTCGCCATACAGCACACCGGGAAAGGTCGCCTGCTGCATGTTGGTCTCTACCTGCTGCATCATGGCGTTCAAAACGTTCAGGTTAATGTCCGGTCGAATCTGCTCAATCTTGGTTCCCGCTGGTACGTTGGCCGTTGCCATCGGGCGCACATCAATATCGTCAACCACCTGGCCCATTTCGTTTTGAATCGCAAAGAAAGGCCAGGTAGACCACAGTACCCCAGTGCCAATGTTGGACGCCAACCGACATTTGTACTGCCAAAGCCCGTTAATGGCGTGCAAGATGCTATAGTTGTCGCCCTCACCGCACACCTGAATAATAGGGATGATGGGGTAATCGGTCTTTACCGGCTCTTTGGCGAATTCCTCATCAATGACAATGCAGTGCCACACATCGCCGGCCTTGCTCATGTACCAAAATTCCGTCACCGTGACAAGGTTGGGTTCGTTTTCAACGCGGTTGTAGGTGGTCGGTGGTGGTTTCTCCCACTTCTTGAGGTGGGGATAGGCTTGTCGGACGTTAATTGTCTCATCTTCATAGCGATGATAAGCGTACTCCACGTAATGCGGGCCTCTGTGGTAGCCCACTTCCAACGGGTCAAGGGTGCGAATGAGAATCGGGAACGCTTTTTTCTTCAGCTTCTCCGGTAATTCGTCTTGTATCCATTTGGCTTCCACATAGGCGACGCCTCTTTTGAACACCGACAGCTTCAACTCTTCCACAAAGTTGTAGCCTTGCTGTTGGTTGACGCGCTGGTACATGGCGGTGAGCCATTGCTCGACCTTGCCGGCGGCTTGGGTAGCGTCTTGTGTTTCTTCTCTGGGCGGTATGTCGATTTTGGGTTGGCTGGGAATAAGGCGCATCGCCAGATTGATGACGTTGTAGGGGTCGGGCGTCGTCACCTGCTCGCGCCCGTCCGTCATGACAGCCGTGCGCCAGTCTTTGGTAAAGTCGGCGTCCAACTGGTACATCTTCTCCCATTGCTTCATGCGGAGACGATGGGCGTGATGCTTGTCTTCGGTTTGGTCAATCCTGCGCTTAATGTCTTCTAATTCAAGTTTCATGACGCGATGCTTTCTCAAGCCTCGCGTCATAAGGAGAGGGAACAGTTATGGTTGTGTGGGGCAGTCCTGCCCTGCCTTCTCGACCTCATCGCTGCGTCGTAGTCTACATGGCGCCTTTCCCGTTGCGAGAGTGACCTATCACACAGCTATCCGCGGTCTGTGCGCTTACTGGATTACAGCGTATCTCTCCACCGCCATGCAAGCGTGTCATGTTGCCACGCCGCCACACAAAAATTATCGCTCGTTGGCGTAAGGTCGGTCAGGGTCAGTGTAACCCAGGTAATCATCCAACGCCTTCAGTAGTTGGATAATCGCCCGCCGCATCTGGATACAGGCCAAGCGGATAGCTTCGGCCTTGGTTTTCTGTTGCATCTAATACACACTCCTGATTTTCGCTTTGCCTAACTTCTTGCGTTCCGTCACCGGCCCGAACCGGTCATACAGCCAGTAGCCCAACGCCTTTAGCCCGTCGTTGTTGCTGTCGATGGGCTTGCGCTTGCTGCGCTGTCCCTCTGTCCACTCCGGCCAACGGTACAAGCCGAACTCGGCGAGTAACCCGTTGGCCTTGCCGGTATGCGCCTTATCACTTCGTAACCGGTAATCAAACGCAAGCAAAGGCGTTTCTCCGCGCAATCGGAGTCGTAAGACATCAATACTGTCTTCAATGAAGACGTAGTTGCTTCTAAGTGCAATGCCCGTTTCCTCCATCCAGATTTGCACCTGGCTCTTGTTCGCATTCCGGTGCGTGCCGGCAATGTCAATCACCCCAGTCTTAACATGCTTAAACCACGGTCGGCTTTTGACTATCGGAATAATGTCTTGAGCAATCATGCCGTGCGTGTAAATCTCGTCAATGACATAGACGTGCGTTTGGTCGCCCTTCTTCTCCCACTGAATGACTTCAATCGCATACGTGTGCTGGGCTGGGTCGATGGCTAATTCTACAGGTAGGTCAGGATTAAAATCAATCCGGCGACAATGTTTGCGGCGATCAAACTCAGGAAACACCAGGCCGGAGGGTTTGCAAGGAATTGCCGCGCATCGCTCCAAAAAGATTTCGGGCGACAAGACAGCTTCCAGTGCCGCAATCTTAGGGTCTGCGCGTCCGCCGGGAAAGATGACAGTATTGCTCCAGCTTGGTAGCGAAAAACTACGCGCCCCTTCATCGTTTGGGCCTTGCCATTCTTCCCACTTTTCGCCATACCAGGACATGGACTGTTCCAATGTGCCGTTGATGATGATTTTGGCATTCTTCTCTAACGCTCTTTCTGCGGCCTTCTGGATAACGCCGTAGGGCTGTTGGCCCGCTTCCACGATCAGAATCTTATCAGGGGCAAAGCTTGCCAACGATTCTAAATCGTCGCTGCTCTTGGTCTGCACCCGATAGCCCCAAGCGGTTTCTAGGCTTTGCGCACCCCGCTCTGGAATGCTGGCCTTGTCCACAAAGTCTAACCGGGATAGCGCCTCATGGATGTACTTAAATTCCGGCTTGCACTGCTCATAGTCCGGCCCCACTATCCACATCAGCCCGCCACGCGTGAGCAAGTCTTCGGGCGCATCCATCGCCGTTACCTTGCTTTTGCCCCCGCGCACCCCGCCGGTTATCTGCTTGATACGGCTGTTATCGGCGTGAATCTCCACTTGGCCCCGGCTGATAACGACAAGCTTCCCTTCCAGGTCATGGATCGGGAACTCGCCGCGGGTGGGCGTGTAGTTGGCGGCTGCCCAGAACAGCCGCCGAAAGTTCGCTTTGTCTTGCGCGTTCATTACCGCCCGCTTAGACTCCACAGGTCAGGCAACCAAGTGCGCGCGTCGGTGGTGGCGCGCCCGTCATCGCCCCCCCAATCCGAAAGCTTGGACAGAATGTTAATCAACTGCGTCATCGTCTGCATAGCTTGCGGGCGAGGGGCCGGCGGCGGGTTGCTCATGGGGGGCCGCCATGCGCCGGCATCCATACCCATTTGCATCGGCGGCGCCCAATCGGATTGTTGCGGCATCGCTGACCCCGGCAAGCCGCCCGGCGCGGTGGTCGGGGTCAGCGGGCGGCTTACCGGCGGTGCTTGATAGGTCGAGATGGGGCGCGGCGGCGGCGTAAAGGATACATCAAACGCTGGCCCCCTCATCGGTGGCTGTGGCCCTGGCCCGCTGTAGGCTGGCCCACCCGCTTGTGGAGGCCGCCACGTGATGGCCGTGGCGGGGCGCTCCACTGGCCCTACAGGTGGCGTACTGCGGGCAGGCTTGGCCCCCCTGGCTATCATCGCTTGGTCGTTATACATAATGGGCTTGCCGGGGTTGGCTTGCACCCGGCGCGCTGCTGCGGCCCGTTCTTCCATGCTGGGGCGCTTGGGGCCGCCCCGTCTTGCCAAATCAGCCGCTAAGGTTTCCGGTGTTTGTTTTGCCATCGTTACACCCGCTTGAATAGTCCGCTAACTTCCGTCGCCGCATAGCTGGCCCCGGCTGCACACGGCGCGCCGCCCGCTTCGCCAAAGGCCGCCATGTGGATAGCGGCGTAACTGGCATGAACAAAGTCCCGATCTTCGGGCAACGCATCAATCAAATAGAACGTGCTGCCCGATACGTAGATATAGTTAGGCATTGCTATATGCTCCTTGCATTGCATTCTGATAGCACTTGTCACACAAAAACGTCTCTTCCCCTGGCTTCAACTGGCGCGCCGTGGCTTGCCCAGGGCAATGATTGCCAGCGCGATCTGTCACAGCACAGGCAACAGGCATTACACTTTCAAAACTACCTTCCATTTCCAGTCTGTGGGCGCGGCTAAAAATGTAGTCGATTCCCAAATGTTCCCTATTCATTGACAGCCGCTTTCCCTTCCGCCACTTCTGGCACTAAATGCAAGCTTTCATTCAGTAACGCACTGGCCGCCACTAGGGGTAGCACCACCACCCGTTGGCTAACAATGGGCGTCCAGGCGCAAAGCACCCCCAGCGGTACATCGTCATACACCCCCGGCGCCATGAGGATGGCGTAGGGCTTGCCACTCAGCCCGCCCGGGGGCACG